TTAGTCAGACAATCAGTACAATTCTTCATAATAATCTCCTTCTTCTAATTGCCCCGGAATGAGGAACTGACCCAAGAAGGCATCGAACATACTATTGAACTGAATGAAATCAATCCGTTCGATTAGATGTTCTTTGCCGGGGTCAGCCGGACGTATCATAATGAAGTCACCCATGGGGCGTGCTTCATAGACAATTCTGGACTCATTCTCAATACAGTAAATCACAGCTCGATAACTTCAACTCTAGCTTCTCGAAACAAAGTCTTAGTTCTCTCCAACGCTTCTCCCCATCTTTCTAACTTGTCGTCTGGGCACTTAGGTCCGATGACTTTTTTTATGCCCGCAGAAATCATGTGGACGGCGCAACGAGGGCAAGACAAGAACGGATAAGTATAGAGTGTGTATCCATCTACCCTCTCTCTGGCATTCAACAGAGCATTCATTTCACAATGGATAATCCGCTCGTACTTAGCTTCTCTGTTATTAAGAAGCTCTTCTTTGTCTGCGATAGCCGCCGGAAAGCCATTGTAACCAATGGAGCATACCGTTCGATCAGGGCGAACAATGACTGCGCCGGTTTGAGTACTTGGGTCCTTTGACCACCGAGACACTAGCTCAGCCATATCTAGGAAACGGCTGCTCCATTTATTCATCGTCAATTACCTGTGCAGGAAAGATCAAAGGTTCTTGAGGAACGATCATAGGCTCCGGCGCAGGCTTGCTCTTACCCTCAAGAATACGATCAGCAACAAGCTTAACGTATCCAATAATATCATGCCATGAGTCATGAAAGAAAGGATCGCCATTAAGGATACGACTGATCTTGTGGGCAACCATCGAAAGACACTCTTTCATATCATCAGGAAGAGCACCCCAATTAGGTGTCGCCTTCATCACATCCTTCAATGTTTGAGCAATCTTAGCCTGAGTATAGAAGTCACCGTAATTACTACCCCGCTCGGCTAAGGTGTCCTCGATCTTCTGAACCATTCAACCACTCTCCTATCTCGTCGTCGTTGTTAAGAACAGTCGGAATAAATTGATACATCACGTCCCATCGGACGTCTTCGGGATCAAGTAGAATGGCCGTTCTAGCTCCAACACCGTAGGCAGCATACATGATTTCCATGTGGCCTGATTTCCCTGCGGGGAGGACAAGCAAAGCGTGTGTGCTTCGATTAAGATGTTTCCTGTCGAATTCAAAAACATTTCTCGCAGCGTGTCCGTTAAGGGCGTCCTGATAGGAAAGACCTTTGAATTGCTGATGAGCTTTCCAACAATCATCTGCTTCTGGTCCTGCTGAGTACCAGTCGTCAAAGACCTCCATATGTGGATGTTCTATCCTCAGACGCTTCGCCAGCTCCGGTATTTTCGTGTTCCGAAGGCTCCCGATCAAATAAAGGCAAGGAGGGCTGTGGCTCGAGATTAAAGGAACAAACGACTTCGGATCGTACTGAATTATCTCCCCCGGTTTCGGCAACATCTGTAAAGGTATCTCCCTCAATCAAATATCCTTTCTCAACAAAATGCACGAGGTCTTCAATCTCCAGCGGTCCAATGACTTGCTTACCATCGAAGACAAACAGTGCGTGATCTTCCTTAAGCCTCGGTTTCATCATTATCATTAGCTCCTTTCAATCCCATGATTTCATTTAAATCATCTAACGCGTCTTCGATGTTGTCCTCGAAGGCTTCAATGAAGTCCTCCATCTCAACCCTCAGGAACTCAGCCAGTTCCCAAGGTTCGAAGAAATCAGTAATCCTATCTTTCTCAATACGCGTCAGTGACATTAAATCTTCTTTCTCACACCATCAAACCAGTGACCACAATCTTGACACTGTAATCGTTGAATTTTGTACGCTCTTGTTCTACGACTGCCTCGACTGTGAGCCTTTCGGGAAGAGCATGAGGGGCACTCTTGGGCTCCCACCTTGCCGACATGTGGATGATTTCGGATGTAGGGTCTAATTCGCAAATATAGCTTTTCAAGAAGTCTAACGTCTTGGACGCAATAACGGGCCATTCGTCTTTGAGCTGCTTCGTCACCTTGCATCACCTTCTTCCAGAGACCGAACCCTTCATGTTCAAGCTTACTACCTAACCCCAAGAAGGGAGCGACGTAGCCGAGAGCCGATCTGAAATATCCAAACTTCTTAACAGCTTTAATACAATCTATCGATGTACAAGGCGGAGCAGGAGGAAGATCAAAACGAACAAACTCACCATGAAGCTTCGGAATGTCATACCTATCCCCGTTGTATGTCACGATAGCATCAGCGAAGCTCATCATGGCATGGATTTGCTCAAGCATTCCGACGTGGCCGTGTTCCCACTCGGAGAATAGATACGTTTCCTTTTCTCCAAGATACTTAGCACCAACGCACAGAAGGCCACCATCTTCCTCGATCTGTTCGGGAGAAATACTTTCATCCCATGCCCGCCAGACGTATGCCTTGACAGGACGCCATTCAATGTCTAGCAAGAGTATCTTCTGATCGGGGATTTTATCTACCACGCTTCTTCCTTTTCTTTTTTTTTCTTCTCAGGAACGAACCAACCTGTGTAGGGTCCGCGAAGATAGTCTGCAGCTCGCTGGAGGAGTTCAGGGTCCCTGTGCCGACCGATTACTCTCTGATTACAGAAGGCGCAGAGAAGGCCGCGAATGGCCCCAGAATGATGATCGTGATCGACAGCAAGTGAGACAGGGAACTCTTTGTGATCTCTCTTGCAGACAGCGCAATTGCCGTCTTGTTTCTTTAAAAGATCAAGGTACTGTTCCAGCGTAATCCCGTAAACACGGAGAAGATGGTATTCTCTACTAGACTTCATGACACTTTATGATGACGTCTGTAGCTGTAATACCGACTTCCTTATAAAGAATATATTCCATTAGAAGATCGATTGCACGACCTAAATCAGCATCATCAGTAACGGTAACTGAATACTGTGTATCAGGACGAACATTCAATTTAATTACTGTACAATCAACTCCTCGGGAAACATCAATATCATCCTTCGTCAACTCTGGGCTCCTTCACTACCTTTGTAAGGAACACTGGTCCTCTTGAGTAGTAGAACTTCCTCAAACCGGGCCAGCACTTCTCTTTATGTTTACAATACGAGCAGCCGACGCATAGTTTACGATTTCCAGACTTTCCATCGGGGACGTCGGAATAACATCTTGCGGGAGGAGTTTCGGCTCTAATGACTGATCGCAAGTGTTCGATCCGGGGTCCGGGAGGGTTTCCTGCGATTGTCTCTTTATCGAGTTCAGCGAACGTGATGTGTCCGTGTTGTTTGTCGCAGACGAGGAAGCCCGCTCGATCAGTTTTGCCGAGAGCATGGGCGTAGCCTGAGAGTTGTTTGACGTAGCCGAAGGGATCGTCAAAGACGAAAGTGCCGTCTGCGAACTTCCCAAAGCTATAGGTACTAGCAGACTTACAATCAACGGGAATGCCGTCAATGACAGCATCCGTATGCCCGAGAATACCATCGACTGAGACTTCGTGTTGTTCATGGGAAACCTCGTGACCACTCTCTTTGGCGAGGAACAATAGAAGTAATTCTAGAACGTCCCCGTATAGGAACTTGAACATCGTCGGAGGAGATAACTCTTCAGCGGGTAGGGGCTCGTTGGCATCATACCAAATCTGACGATCTTTCTTGCCAAGGCTGGAGAAGCGGAGGACTTCTTCTCCTGTCTTAGCTTTCTGCTCAGTGAAACGGGAACGCAGGAGGTCTTTGAATGCCTCTCCTGCCCAAATCACATTGGCTTCATCTACCGTATGATCCGTAGAACTTGCTAAGATGCGATAGATATCTTCTGGGAGGGTTCTAGGGTCCTTACCCATTCGGCAAATTTCCTTTGCTCTTGTAGGGTCGAATTGCTTTTCATTTGATTAGCAAGTTTTGAAATGACCCAAATATTGTCTTTAACGTAACCCTTAGAAGGTTCTTTTCTATCTAAACTCGGTGCGTAGCGGGTGCGAGGAGTGAGGGGAACTTTTAAAATCGGACATTCCATTGGAATATTGATATCTGAAGGCTCAATAGTAAACTCAAGCCCCATTTCCCTTGCTCGTCTCCTCGCCCCTTTCCACAAAGAATGTGCTGGATTACTTAATCGCCACTGCTTAGACTGAGCTTTAGCTTTATCAGTATTTAAAAGATAGTAACGATGTTGATATTCTTTACGCCAAGCGGCAGCGCATTCTTTCGACTGGCATTTAACTTGCTTACGGATATAGGGCTTAAAACTAGTTCCGCAGTAGCTACAATGCCTTTCTTTCATTTACGCGCTCGGCGTATCAGAGCTGGAAGTATCCGTCGAGGAAGCCGGGGTTGGCTCAACAACGGTGTCACCACCAGTCGCAGGATCGACCACAGGCGGGCTGGAAACAGCAACCGGAACAGCAGGCTGCTCAATGCCCTTCAGGGCAGCGAGGCCGCCTTCGAGCTTGTTAGCAAGGCTATCAATGATATCCTGATTAGCCTTATCAACAGCCGGGTCACGGAGAGCGTTAGCTACATCCGCAATAGCGGCAATGAGAGCATCGACGTCAGCAGACAAACGGGAAAAATCTTCAGCCATATTATGTATTTCCTTTAGAGTTATGAGTTGTAGTTTGATTACTGTGCGTAGGAGTTCTCGCTCACGCCTCGATGAGAGTGAGGCCACGGCGGGTCGCTCCACGCTTCGCATCACGGGCACGAGCATAGGTCGTAATCGTTGCACCCGTGGACAGCTCCTTCAGAGCCACACGACCATTCGCAGTATTCTCAATAAAAGCCTTCATAGTTGTTTCCTTTCCACCACCCCAAGTTTCATTAGTATTAAAAAATGTTTCCTTAAACCACTTAAACATTTGTCTCTCCTTGTAAGGGGCGCAATGGGTGCGTCCACCCTGCCTTGAGTGTGGGCTTGCGCCAGACCCACAGCCTCCGCACTTCGGTAGTGCGGCACCTCACCATTGCCGAGGCCGACCGGGATAGCCCCAATCCATTACTGCAATGGCTAACCTATTAAAACGGAACGTCATCATCCAATTCACTATCCTCATAAACATCAGGCGAGGATGGATGCGACTCGTCACCAGTAGCGAAGAACTCGTCATCACTGTCGAGCGGGGCAAAGTCCTGCGACTGATACGGGACATGATCTAGGACGCGGATAGCTTGGATGTAAACACCCTTAGGCTTACCCTTGCCGTAGTCACGGACAATGAACTTAACGTCAGCAGTAGTACCGTTGCCGATAAGCTTGTTCTGTTCCCACGGATTGCCCTCAATGTCTTGGACACGGATGGGCTGGTTAAGATCGCCTTCCTTATTCTTTTCCTTTTGACGGAAAGTTAGATAACGATCAGTCCGGGTATCCTTACCCTTCGGTGTCTTCAGACGATCAGAAATCCCTATATCCTCAAGGCTCTTAACACCTTCAGGCGACGGGGTGAGATCGACACTCCACTCGTTGACGCCAGAGTACTCGTTCAGGCGCGGCTTGCCGAGGACCTTAGCCCAATGCAGAACGCCACGAAGAACGAAAGTTTTAGTATTTCCAGTTGCCAATTATCTATATCCTTTTCTATACAATTATCCAAAGTATTGAAGAACATTTTTACTAAAAGCTAGAAGTTCTTCAATGCTAGCAGAGTTTTTCATAGTATTCGCT